CTGAATACGCCATGTTAATTCCTTAATTTCATCAACCCAAATCGATTGAGTATTTTATACCACATCCATCCAATATCAAACTCAAACCATTTACGGCTTAGCTTGGGATTTGCTGGGTTTTCGTGATGATTGTTGTGGAGCTCTTCGCCACCAATGATAATACCAAAAGGACTCAAGTTCGTTGAGTAATCTTTTGTCTCAGTATTGCGGTAGCCAATGTAATGTCCAAGACCGTTCACGACGCCAGCAGCCCAGAACGGAATCCATGCCATCTGAATAAGCCATATTACTATGCCCCATCCATTAAACAAGAGTGTATTGATAACCAATAGCAGCATTACTCCTGCTAATTGATATTTACTATACATATTGCGTTCCATCCAATCGTCTGGCGTGCCAACACCGTATGCGTTGACCATTTCCTTATCTGTTGAGGCACTAGCATAATAAAAGGCGCCACCAAACAGAATTTTCCAAATGCCTTCGTTGTGCGGTGAATGCGGATCGCCTTGCTTATCACATTTGCTGTGATGTTTGCGGTGTATAGCGACCCATTCTTTGGTCACCATGCCTGTTGTCAACCATAGCCAAAATCGCATGAAGTGCTCTACATACCGATTAAACGTGAAACCTCTATGGGCTTGACCTCTGTGTAGATATAAAGTTACGCAGACGATCGTTATATGAGTTGTTATCAGTAAGTAGAGTAATTCAATCATTATACGCCTCTCAGTAAGGTAATCAAGCTAACCATTAAATCTTGAGCTCTATGATCGTGCGACTGAGCGCGTGCTTCTAAGTAAGGCATAATCTCATCAACTACGAAAGTACCTAACTCAATATTCTCTTCGGCAAGGCTATTATACATCTCATCCTGCTGATGGAAGATTTGCTCAGAGAGATGCTTCACCTTATCTAGGCAACAACCCGTCTGGCAGTTTAGTCTTGCAAAGTTCACTGTCATCATATTCTCCAAGTGCATTTGAATCGCCAGGTAAAATTTCCTGGGTGAATTTCCAAAGAAATATAATCGAGACCACTCGTTAGAATGGCCTCTCAATATTACTTAGTCTTGCGTGTAGTCTTCTTTGTGGCTACAGTTGGCATCTGCAAACCATATTGCTCTAATACCTTAGGTAAATCAATGGTTTTAGTAGTGATGGTTGTTGTGACATTAGGACCTTTAAAAGTCACAGTAGTCAAGTCGTCCGCTTGAGTAACGATTGGCATATATTCAGTTGATTGTAATTTATCCAATGCCTTCTTTACTTCACGAAGGCCATCATACCACTTCTTGTCCATGTCTGCGAGGATGTCGTTAGTTGATGGACCTAATTTTAAAAAATCTAGATTAAACATTTAATACTCCTTAGTTGGTTATAGTCTGTATGGCGAAATGCCATTAGCTCTTTTTATGATAAATCTTTGGACGCTTACCAATCTCATACACCATGACGTTACCGCCAGTATGCATATCGACTTGTGTAGCAGCCCATACCGCTTCTTCTGCTGTATGACCTAAGAGCATAGCGCCAAGAGCAATTGCTTGTCCTGAGCCGATACCATCGTGAGTCTTTACACGCCAGAATTCTAAACTCTTATCAGATAAAAATAGACCATCCTCAGTAAGTCGCATGAAATCGCAGTCGTGCTCTTCTTTGATCTCAGGCTTCTCGCCTTTAGGACAACCTTTATCAAACCATTCGATGACCCTCTCTTCTGAGCGGATATCTCCAGCTACAGCGAGTAACGAGCCATCAGCAAGTTTAAATACCTTCTCACATACGTAAGATTTGGTGCTTGAATCTTCATCTGATACTTGAGAGTCTGATACTAATATCATCCGCTCTGCATCACCTATAATACATGTCATAATAATTCCTTATAAAGTTAATGTGCGATTGGGAATTCTTTATTTGTTTCTTCTAATACATCAATTAATTCGCGTAACTCTTGTAAAGTTTTGGCTGATGGTACCTTCTTAAATAGCAAGGCTACGTTAGGTAAAATAAAGAACTCTTCATAATCGGCTAGTAATTCCGGTCTTATCATAGAGAACTCTCTTTGTGGGTAATCTGCCACATCCAATAATCTAACCCGGTAAAATCGAAATTCTTACGGTACAGCGAGTCATTAAACTTAAAACCGTAATCTTCAAAACGCTCTTTAACGTTCGTTTGATTTGATGGAATATACTTCCAATTGCGATTCATAATGTCAGGTGCTACGCGATGTTCGGTCATTAGATGTCCTTGTATAATTGTTTGAATTTATGTTGCTGTGTCTTTACTAACTTTGCATAACCTTCGTGACCGCCAGAATATCTTCGTAGATTTCCTTTGAACTCTACTAGAATATCTGTGCCCACTTCAATATTATGCTCAGGATCGTTAGCTAATGCTTTACAATTCTTTGGAGTTGGGAAACGCTTGCAGTGCATAGGCACCACAACTTGCATAAGCCCAGTTGCTCCGCTTGGATTCTTTGCATTATCTTTAAATCTTGATTCTACTGCAATAATACCTAAAACGAGCGTAGGATCTAAGTCCTTGCGCTCTGATACTTCGAAGACGTAGTCAACGATTAAACCGGCATTACTGATCTTGTAAGTCTCTTCAATAAAAGTCACAATACGATCTTTGACCGTAACTTCTTGCGCTATTGATGAGGCTGACATGGATAATGTTAGTAGTAATACGATGAGAAGTTTTCGCATGAGTTTTCCTTATGAACGCTCAATCTTCGCTAATGCCTCATTCAACTTAGCGAGAGCTTTAGACACCTTAGGAGACCAGTCCATTGTATCGGAGGTTTCCCACTTTGTGGCAAGCTTTGCAAACTCGTTAGCACGTGCAACAGCGCCAAGGAGATTTGCATAATGAGCGGAATCCGCATCAAGACTCTTTAGACCTTGGACCAATGCTTGGCGAAGGCTTACGTCAAATAGCATATCTACTTGATCGCGAGTAAACTCGAGTTGGATGGTTGAAGAGCCGTCAGGATTTTCCTTGATGTCTGTAACGAGCGTTGTAGACTCGGCAAACACTTCAGGATTATCGTTGATGGTCTTATAGGTTTTAGTAACCGGCTTCTTTTTAGCCATTCTGTTTCTCCTTATACTTCGCTAACTCCTCTTTGCAGCTGTAAGCAAATGTCTGATTACGGCTTGAGAAAAGTAAACGATTCAACGCTGCGCGAAGTTTGAGATTAGTCTCAGCTTCAGCGACAGCGCCAGTAAGGATAGGGACAAACGCTGGGTCGAAGGCCGACAAAGCGGCCAAAGCGTCTGGCAAACTAATTACTAAAGATTTACGAGCGGCTTCCACCACTTCTGGTGGTAAGGCTTCGCGTTCTTGTGTCATAATATATCCTTCTTATTTTAATTGATTGATAGTTGATTCTGCTACTACTGCTAAATCGTTATGCTCTTTCCAGAATGCATAAGCCATTTCACGCCATTCATCGCGCGCAGTTGGATTATCTCGTAAGAAAACCATCTTATCGTGAACTTCGGCGAAACTGCTTCCATAATCGAGACCGATGGTGCCAGTGTTTACACATTTGCTTACTGGATCGCCACGTCCTTTATGGATAAGTGAGTCAAGTAAATCTTTGTGGAAAATAGGCACGCAACCAGAAGCGATAACTTCAGCGTGGCAATATTCAATATTATTACAATGATATTTAGCAGGTAAATTATAGAGATTCGATCCAAAGGCAGATTTGCCTAAACGATACATAGCCTCTTCATTTACGAAGGGTGGTAATAAATATGCGCCAACATGCTCTACTTCAGTGCCATGGACATGCTTACCAGACTCACCATACTCCTTCTCTTGACGGAAGTAGTTGGATACTATACGACGCGTAGATGGGTCATCCACGTCAGTGTATAGGAGGTCCTTGTAACCAATAGAGGCCTCAAGACCTTCTAAGATGGTAATAAATCCACTGTCCATCAAAGCATGCTGATGGAAGTCAATCGCTAGTTTAGGATTTTTCCAACCGGCTGC